TCGATCATTGTACCAAAGTATAGACGAAAAGTCAAGCCCTGTTTTCCATTTTTTTCAAAAAAAGCGCCAACTTTTTGCTTTTCCATCTCTAGTACTATCTTAGAGACATCTCTTTTAAAGATGTATTCTCTTTGATTCTTTTTTACCTTCCAATCTTCGTATCGTTTGGATGCCTGTATATCAAACAATCCACCCCATCGTTCTCCAGATACAAAGTTTGCGACTAAGAAATCTATTATTTCTTCGCGTTTATAATCCCTAGCAAGTTTCTTTATAGATACCATATCCTTTCTCTTCTTGAAAGTTTCTGGTTTTACTCTAACCTTTCCCTTATACTTCACTACATCATATGATTTAGTAGTAAAATGAAGTTTAATAGCTAGGTATAGTTTATAAACTTCATAGGGTTCAATCATATTGGTAACTTACAAGACTTCTGTCCCTTAACTAAGTTAAGACCAATTGCTTCTGCTTTGATTTTTTCTTTCAGAGATGCCGTGAGTAATTTTTTAACACTCTCTATCTCTATTTCATTTCTGGTACAATATTCCACGAGAACATCTATATAGTTTCCAGCTGATACTGCTTTCTTTTCTATATGTTGAGAGAACTCTGCTGATGTATGAAATTCTTTCGTAACCATGAATACATCACTAAGTTTCTCTTCTTTTTCGTCATTGTCCACTATCAGTTTTGGCATATTTCTTTTCCACTTTTCTTAAATCTTTGTTTACATTATGTAATATTCGTTCTTCTTCAAAATCACTCTTCCATTTTTTAACATAACTGATAACATCATATTCAGCTTCGATATATGGGTCTGCACATTCAGTAACATCCGCCTCACCTTTCTTGTCAAATTCATGTACAATAGAGTGGTCAAATGCTTTTGCTAAATCCATAATACTAACTGGGTTTCCAGAACCAAGATGTACATGTTTTGGTTTATTCTTTGAAGTTAACAACTGAATAATACCATCGATTACATCATGGATATGAGTGAAGTCTCTTTCTTTTTTACCGCTACCGAATATTCTTAGAGGTTGGTCACTCTCTACGCATTTTTTAAATGCTCGAACTACTGTACTATATTCTCCATAGTCAGCTTCTCTTGGCCCATATACATTATAGAAATATAACATATGATATTCCAAGTCGAATCTTTTGCGATAAAGTTCTAGTAATTCCTCATTCATACTTTTTGAAAATGTATAAGGATTGTCGTGATGGTGAAGAAATCGAGTACTAGAAGAGGCAGCGAAAAACAAAGGAATTCGTTCTCTCCTCGCGTACTCAGCAACGACCATTGTTGAATTAAAATTATTTGTAATTGTCCCAAATGGGTCAGTCTGTGATAACCTAATTCTAGGCGTGGCGGCTAAATGAAATATTGCGTCAAATTTCCCAACTGGGATTGCTGAAGCAACATCTTGATGTAGATATTTCACATTAGGACTATCGACTTTGACTTTACCGACTCTCATATCATCTATTACAAGAACATTTTGACCATGCATGGTTAATGCTTCTACTAAATGTGAACCTATAAACCCACATCCACCTGTAACTATAAATGTATGAATTTTGTCAGTCATCAATAACTCGTATAAAAAATGTGACTATCTATTTTCGTTGTCATCGCCATATGTTGCGCCCAAACTGGTTCTACATAATCCGCATGGTAGAACAAACTACCTTTTGTATTATCATGTACTTTACCGAACCAAACACTTATTGCCAATTCAATGATTTCTTCATATGTGTCGAAATCAAGTACTATGTCGGGTTTACCGTCACAATACCAACTAAATTGGCATCGATGTCTTATCGGAACCAGTTTATTTTTATCCTTCCAAGAGGGTTTATGTTTTCCTTGATAAACGACACCACAAACCGTATTTGGATATGCTTCACTCTCCACGCGATTTAGGGTAACGAAAGCAACTGCGAGTTGACCCTCAGAACTTTCGCCCCTAGCTTCGTGATAAATGTTAACCGCAAGACAAGCAATTTCCTTTTGTGAATGAACTCGTTCAAGTTCAAGATATTGGAATTCCTTGTCGTTAACAACATAGTTGTCAGCACTGGTGGGCCATAACAAAAGCGATAACGCTGTTAAGGCTATTAAAAACCAAGTAGTCATATGACTTTATTGGGTTAGAGCGGTATCTTGTCAAATAATGTGTCAAGAAAATCCAACCAACTTTTTCGGTCTTTAATCCATGCACCAACTACTACACCTATTACAAGTCCTGTAATTAACCACATATCTTCCTCCTTCTCTTTGAGAATAAAAAGGACAGTATTCTGGTGCTAGGAACTGTCCAAAAACCCCGAGCGATTCTACGCCGCTAAAGCGTAGTCCTCATAAGCAGTATTATTTTCTGCATTTATGGTTTTGTTGCACTTACGGCAGCTTCCTCTCCGAACTCTCCACGCACCTAATAAGTCCCAGTCGATCCTATTCGCCCCCTTAGTCGGGTCTATAAGGATAAATTGGTGGAGGCGGGGGGAATCGCACCCCCGTCCTGTCAACCTTTCGACTTGTTTCATCGAGTTAAGTTATTTATAATACATTAAGTTGGGCCAAATGTCAAGCATTATTTTCATATAAATCTCGACATTCTAGCAAGTAATCTGTGTAATTGTCACGATGTTCCACGAATAGTTGTGGTTCTTCATTCGCTACACCAATGATAATTACCGAATTTGTGATAGGTATTCCTGTTCTTTCTTCAAACATGATGGCATAACCAGCACATTGAGCGAAATAATTCTTTATATATGACTTGGTTTTTGGTTTAGCAGAGGTCTTAAAGTCAATGATAGACAATTTACCCTCAAACTCAGCGATACAGTCCGCCTGTCCAGCGAGTCTTAAATGGTTGCTGTACAAAAATTGTTCAATCGCGTGTATGTTGTCTATCTTATCAAGATAAAGACGCATGTTATCAAACATATCTTCCTCTACAAACGACAACATTTTGGTATCAAGTTCTTTATTATTGAGATAATCCTCGCAAACACCATGAATTTTGGTTCCCCGAACAGACGATTGACGCGATATCTTGTTCGCTGTCTGTTCTCCAACCTTTTTTCTCCATGCTTTTATAGCGGGTTTTATCTTATACCCTAGAACGGTGGTGATAGACGGATATCTATCACCATTTTCCGTTACATATGTCCGTTTTCCTTCAAAATTTTCCCTCATCAGCTGGGGAAATACATGTTTTTCTTCAATATGTGTAAACATTACGAAATTCCTATTATTAAGTGACCATTATACTAGCCTTTGAAGCAAATGTCAAGTCCCATATTGCTCTTCATAGCGGATTTTAGCGATTAAATACTCTTTCACTAGGTCAGATCTGACAATATCGTGTTCTGAGAACTCGATTGTCCTAAATGACGGCATATTTTCAGCAATTACCATGAATTTCTGTAATCCACTTAAATCGCCCTTCTTGTATAGGTCAGTTTGTCGGAAATCTCCGCAAAATAGTATCTTACTATTATGACCCACGCGAGTTATAATGGAATTTATTTCCATATCATTCATATTTTGACACTCATCAACAATAATAACAGAATTATCTAGCGTAATTCCTCTCACAAATGAAGTAATCATCCATGATACATATTTTTGTTCTATAAGTCTCTGGAATGCCTGTTGTTTGGTTGGGAATAAGGTGCCACACATATCAATATATGGTTGCATGTAAACAGCGGTCTTTTCGGTTTCATCGCCTGGCAGATGTCCTATGTCTCGTGATGGAACTGCTGACCTAATAACGACTACTTTTTTGTATGGGTTTCCTCTCTGTAAAACCTCTTCCAATGCTCTGTACAAGGCAATATATGTTTTACCTGTTCCAGCGCATCCATGTAATAACATTGCTCTACAATCTTTTTTGTATTCTGCAAAAAATTGTCCTTGGGTTTCGGTGAGTGCATCGATTGTAGTTAAGTCCTCAATACGCATTTTTAATGTTGATTTACTTTTCACCTTTTGTATATCAGAATTTAAATTCTCAATTACTTGTAGGTTGGTTTTGCGTCTTGGCATGTGGTATTTCTCCAGATGGGTTAGTTAAAAAAATTGATATCCATCATAAAGATTTCTTTTACATATTTTCTCCTTAGTTGTAAAGTGCTGACAGAGGAAGTACCTCAGCAGACTGAATGATTCTACGAATCTGTTTTTTGCATGGTTCTGATATTATTTGATTGTCCAGACAGTCTGTCATCTTGTCGATAACATATTCTGGTTCTAGTGTGCGAAGATCTTGCCTGACCCATTTTTTCGGGTCATCTAAATCATCGGATAAGTTGAGGCATAAAAGGACTATATAGATATCCTCTTCTGTATAGAGATTTATTCTGTATCCAGTTGGTTCCCATTTGTGTTTCTTCGGGAACTTCAGTACATTCGTCATGTTAATAACTTCTTACCAACCTTTATTCCGTATTTCCTATGACTCTCGGCACAAGGATGGCCCCTTGGTAATTTTTCTATTATGTTGCCCCCTAAAGGGTCTAACTTGGTTCCTTCTATTATATACTTATCTATTTCAGACTCTAGAAACTTGATTTGAGAGGAAAAATTTGGTGTTTTGAGGTCAATCTCAAAAGTTTCCGCGTACCATTTTATATCAAATGAATCCAACATTGGTATAATGTATAGTTTTATATCATGTGTTTTACAAATATTGATAATACTGTAGACTTCATGGAGAAAACGCCAAAACAGAGTATATACCCCCACTAGGTTCATATACTTCTTAGCAAAGTCTGGGTCACCCCTTCTTTCAAAATCAGTTGCAACCACAAGACTTCTATGAGAACCATACCTACCCAGAGAATTGTAAAAGTTTTCATGTTCTGCAAATATCATTTCTCTAGCGAATCCAGTAAGACCAACTACAACCGCCTCTTGTTTGTTATCTATTTCGTATTCTTCTCCAAGTATATGTGACAGTAGTTTAGCTTTCATATAAGTCATCGATGCCCCATGACTTGCATGATTATAAGCTCGGACTTTCAAAACATTGCACATAGATTGTGGCCATGCTAATTGGTTTTCCAGTTTCATCTTTTTCTTGAAAAGAAGTTCTCTTTGGAGTTTTCTTTTATAATAGGATTCTACTGTTTCATTTTTCCTTCGAGCCATCTCCTTTACAGGTATTCCCATTGGGTCTGGTATCTCGTCATCCATGAGTTCTTGTCCAGCAACATAAGAACAACCGTAGAAATGAAGTCCAGTTACCTTTATAGTTTCACCATTATGATACTTTATCTTACGCACACCTTAACTCCATACTTCAATTCAAATCGTTCTGCATCTTTCTCATCGTTGACTATTGGTTCGCCTTTGATGTTTAGACTAGTATTTAGAAGAATTGAGTGACCACTATATGTTTTCCATCTCCTTAACAACTGAGCTAATCCGTTGTGTTGTTCGTTGTTGACAGTCTGTACTCTACTGGTTCCATCTTTGTGTACTATAGCGGGAAACTTCTCTGGTTCTTTGCATTTTACGACATGTTGCATATAAGGTGATTGGAACCCCTTTGGTACATCAAAATACTTGTGTACATCCGACTCCAATACTACTGGTGCAAAAGGTCTAAACTCCTGTCTATTTTTAATCTTATTAACAAGGTCTTTCATTTCAGACCCCTGTGCATCTGCAAGTAAACTTCTATTACCCAATGCTCTTGGGCCAAACTCTGCTCTACCATTTGCGACACCAACTATTTTCGATGCGATAAGATTTGCCAGTAGGTCATTGATTGGGTATGCCCCCTCTATGTTGTATCCAAGGTAAGGCGTTTTCCAATTCAACTCTTTCTTTTCTTTAGCAGCGATTGCTCCAATAGCTGAACCAGCATCGCCGGGATTCGGCATGATCCAATGATTGTCGAAATGCTCTGGAATGAGTCTATTTGCTAAACAATTTAAAGCACACCCACCCATGTAAACTAAGTTATCACTTTGAGTTATTTCTTTTGTCTTTTCGAGTAATCTGACAAACTGTTCTTCATATACTTTCTGAGTGGCAGCTGCAACATCAAAACAATGTTGCCGTTCAAGACTAGGAAGCCACCACTTACATCCCCTATGTAAGTTTTCTTTTAGGAGTTGTTGAACCCAAGGATAAAATTTATCTGGGTCACCATAAGCAGACATTCCCATGAGAATATATTCATCCTCATTCGGTTTCAATCCGATTCTCTGTGTTAGTGCGGAATAGAACAACCCCAATGACTGTGGGTATCTCATAGACCAAAGACAATTCATATCCTTCCATATAGAAGTAGTAGTCCACTCTCCGATTGCATCAATTACTAATACAGCAGAACTACCCTCAAATGGTTTAGTATAATATCCAGCGGCCGCGTGAGACTTGTGATGCCAGTTATATGATATCGGTGCGGTAATACACAAATCTTTTAGGTACTGTTTGGGACTCATCCATGCGTGTTTTTGTCCTGCCCATTTTTTCCTTGTCCATTTTAACCAAGGATTTTCATACCAATAAACACGGTCTGGTTCTCCATATTTTTTTGCTTCGATGATTGTTTCTGGATTTAAATGAGCATCATTCTTTATACCACTAAATCTCTCACTATGAGAGGCAAATAGTATTTCTTTTCCTTCAACAACCGCTAAAGCAGCATCATGTGTACCAGCACTAATTCCCCAACTTATCATTAATCAAACCTACCCGACACTACCGATAAATGTTTTGCAATTTCTTTTTGTGTTTCTGTAAAATAATGATTACCACCAAGCCTAGGACTAGGTGTAAATTCATCGTCTGTCGGTATAGCATTTGTTTGAATCCATTGCCAACATCTTTCAAAGGCGGAGAAAATTCTTCTGTTTGTATCGTCTATTTCTAATGGATGGTCTGACTTCATATCTGCCTGCAATCTCCACGCTGGTGCTTCTATAAAAAAATATTTAGCCTTCAAGAATCTCAAGTGTCTCAACAACTGATAGTAAGTCCAAGTTATATTAAAATAATTTGCTATGTCATATGGATGAAATGTACTAACTTGTCCTTCATAACTAAACTCAATCCACCTGTACGGATGAGGCACCTGTACAATCACTTCGTCTAGTTCTGGGTCAACTTCCCCCTCCATGATATCCCTTTCCAATGCATACAAACATTGTTCTAAATTACAACCACCAATACCTTGATTCAAGTAAGAACTGTGACCGCGTAGTTCAGCAAGATATCTAACCCAAGTTAAAGACCTATTTAAGTCTTCACCATATTCTAAAAATGGTATTTCTTTTACTTTAATAGTTTTAAAAATTTGGTCAAAAAGGTCATATGGGTCAACTGAAAACCCAAATTGTTTCCACATTTTTTCCCACGCTTGTGGTATCGTGTCTCCTTGAGTCAAATGCTTGCGTTTTATTCCATCACAAGTTTTTATATCTGTCCCCAACATTATATGGTCAGCTAATTCTGAACCAGCGGTGTGGGAACATCCATATGCTACAAGTCTACTCATAGATAAAAGGGTCTCGTTCTCTCATCTTTTTCATTTTCTTTTCTAGTTCTTCTTGTCTTTCTTTTTCTTTTTCTGCTATCTCATCGAGTTTAGAGTCGGTCTTCTCCGAGGCCTCCGACCACGCCGTCTGAGCTTCCAGACCCACCATCTTGATTACTTTCGATAATCTTCCCGATTTCATGAATTTG